CGCCCCAACAGTAGGACGGGTCAACTCATATTTTTGCCCTAATAATTGGACTTCTAATTTCTCGCTTGCTTCGTCAAGATTAAGCATTTAAACCTTCCTGAGTCCAGTCGCCTCTTGCAAATAGATTGATTCTTGGATCTTTTGATCTATCAAGATAAGCGGTGAAAACCGTGCTTAATTGTTGAGGCGCAGTCCCATCGAAGTTTAAACTCTCAGGTTTGGGAGCAGATTTCCAAAAAACGACATCGGCACTATAGTCATCGGCCGGAAGTCTAATGGGGTGAAGAATCATGTTTCCACCTAGAGCAGCAAGATCAGCAAATAGTCTTGCTTCACCGTAGCCAGAAACTTTTGTTCCGCCGACTGGAGTGACTGAACCACCAGTGACTTCACCAACCAATAGGTCGAATCTTTCTTTCGTAACCTCAATTAAGTTTGCTGTAAGTTCGGCGGTTGCACCTTGATAGATTTGTGATCCGATAATCGCCCCAGTTTGGTTGCTGGTTATGTCTGCGACTTCAGTGCCGATAGTTAACTCGATTGCATCGGCTGTGGCACCAAGGTCAATCCCTACGCCCGCAACTAATTCAGTAAAAGTAAATCCCGTAGCCCCTGCATCCGTCTCAGCAGTAACGGCACCAATAAATCTATTTTCAATCGTTACAGTATCGCCAACGATTTCAATTGCTCTGAATCTGTTATTTGTATCAGCATCAATTGCGGCCTTAAGAGCGGTTGCAACTTCAGCGGCGGTTGCGTCAGTGGCAACGGCCACTTCAATTCCTGTTTTCCCTGCGATTGTTGGATCAGTTCCCGCTGAGTTTACATTAAACCAGACATAAAAAGGATCTTCAGTAAGATTAGGATCAAATCCATTAAGATCAAAATAAGTATCGTTAAGTGATCCCGAGCTATCGGCTACGGTTTGAACTGAACGACAATGAAGTTTTCCCCATCTTATCGTTGAGGCCTCTAAGGTTGCATTGATTCTCTGACTAGTTGATCCCATTATTTTCTCCAGTTAACATAATAAAAAATCTATTTGGACTGTGAATTCAAGTATTATTTTGATCGTATTATCAGTATTTGGCAAAGGTTCAGGTATTGCCGAGTTGGCAAAGATCTCTGTGAAGTCAGAGTCGTTCTTATCTAGGACAGGGTTTAGGACTTCGTTTCTGATTAATCGAGCTTTTTCGTAGACTTCATCAAAGGCGGCGGTTCGATCTCTTCGCCTTCCCGCAAAGACTTCAACGGTTGCAGGGAGTAACTCCTGGTAATGATTGCCGTTTCTGTTGAATTCCATGGTGCCAAAATAGAGTTTGTAATACTTATCCGCAGTTACATCACTCACGTCATCATCACCAAATGGGTCATCAATAAAGACAAGGTCAGCATCTACGTTCTTAATGGCGGTGTCAAAATAGGTTCTTATGTTGGCGATGCTCATACTTTAAAAATTGAAACTGACCGGACTCGGGTTTTTTCCGAGTCCAAGTCAATCACTCCGTCGTCGTCGAGATCATAGGTTTCGGAGAACAACTTAAAAGCTGAACCATAATATCCTCTATGATCTAAGTATTTTTGATAAAATTTATCGTCTTGATTTTCGGCAATATCAAAATTAATCTTTGATAAGGCGAGATGAGTAGCCGCTTCTCTCACTTCATCAATGTCGAGAACGTCCCATTTAGTAAAGTTATTCCAAAACTCTTGATTTTCTTTTCGAGTTCTTTTCCCACCATTTCTAAGTTTTTGGATAATGTGATCTCTTGCAGATACATGATAAGCAATAAAGCTCGCGTCCCCCTTGGCGAGAAACATATTTATATCTCTTTGATGCTTTTCAAGATCAACATCATTTGCAAAGACAAGATTCGCTCCTGTTATGTCTAAAGTTGCATCTAAGGACAAAGAGAAACGAACATAAAACAGGGACTCGGTGTTTATAGTCGTTTCGGCCCAATCAGTAGGGGCCTGCCAGGAGATGAATCCCGACCTTGCAAATGATTTCGTTTGATCTTTTATATCGAGACTTGCCCATGAGGAGCCGTCCCAGTATTCAGCAATTAAGGTATTGCCAATAAGGGCGGTGCCTATTTCAAAGTACATATCTCGAAAAGGCTTATAAAGACCCACATAAATAAAGTCTTCAGCGGCTACGTAGTCATGACTTACTGGATCTCTTAAATACTCGCGAGCGTCTTGAGTAGCATCAAGAAAAGAGCCGTTATCATCAATAAAAAAATATAAGTCTCTATCCATTTTGAACCGCTCCCTTGTATTCCAATGCTAGTTTATAAAGGGTCACTAAATCAAGTTCTCTCACGGGCGCATTGAGATTGATCCCAACGCTGGAAAGGGCGAGGGCCGCTAAAGTAGTGCACATAGGATCTTTTCCCCTTGAGAGAAACGAGATTCTAAAGCCCATCACTAAAAAGAAATGATAAAACAAAAGCGAGAAAGAATAGCTTTTATGAAGGTTATCAATGCAAAAGCGCAAAAGCTGGTCGAAGTCTTCGGTTTCAAACGCAATGCGGTAATCCACTTTATAGTCTCTATCAAATTCTTTTTGGTTCTTAAAAGATACCCCTTGAATTGATGCATCGTAATACATATCAACAGAAAGTCTTTCTGATCTCCAATGCAGCACGCAATGAGAGCTTGAAAAGTTTTGAAGTTTCCTTATGATCCATGAAATAGGATTCAATCCTTTCCTGTGGCAAAAAATAAGCTCAAACTCCCTCATTCAGCAATCTTCTTGGTTAAGTGATAATTTATTGCCACTTCTCTGTTTCCGCTTTCGGCACTTGAATGGTAGGCCACTCTTAAATATAGGCCTGCGCTTATCTTTGCATTTAATGGATAAGTATCAATTGTGAAACTTCCATACTTATCAACTTCAGTCGGCACAAGCCATTTCTTAACAACATATTTACTCACCGATGGCCATGCCTCACACAATGGAGCGCGATAAGGTTCAGGAATAACAGAATCGGTGTCATAAACTTCCGCACTAATATAGTCGCCTTGCTTTGCGTTTTTAAAAATAATCTCACCACCCGTGACATATCTCTCTTCTGTTAAAAGAAAATCAATAACCTGATTTGAACTAGGAGAAACCGTTATCCAACTAGCGGTGCCATCTCTTTTTGTTCTAAAGTCAGGCTCAGCAAATGGGGGAGTGCTTATTGTTTTAGATTCAACCAGTCCAATTGAGTTTTTGTTTTCGGCCTCATGGGCGGATACTATTTCTTGAAGCAGGTCTTCCGTTGTCTGGTCTAGCGATGAACTAAAAATACAGACAAAGCCATCTTCTAAGAGTGAAATATTCTCCAGGGAGGGGGTCAATATAGCAATCTCTATTTCTTCCCATAGCTTAAGCCTGTCTACGCTTTTATTCTTTGTTTGCTCAAGTGTGTATGTGTATTCACTCATTATGCGTTTCCTGTTATTTCTAATACAACCGTTGTGTTCTCAACCGCTACCACGTTGGCATTTCCTGTCACCCTCTTAAACTTTAGACCTAAAATATCACCGGCCGTTACATCAACATCTTGGGGTTGCTCTTCAGCAAAGGCCGTAACTATTGAACTGTTCCACCAGTTGCCAATTGTATAAGAGGATGAATTAATGGAAAAAGTTATGTCGCCAAGTTTTGTGCCCTCACCTGTAAAGCCAACTTTCCATAACTCAAAAAGCAAAGTCATTGTGGCCGCTGGCGTCCCAGTTGACTGTGCAATACCTCTAATAGAGGCGGTAGCACTTTTTACATTCCCACTAAAAGCAACCGTCAACGGTGCAGAGTCAGAAAAGCGATATCCATTAGATGAGTTTCCTGATTCACGGTTAATACTTCCGTAGTCGCAACCAGCAAAAAGATATTGGTCAGAGTTCATCTGGCCAATTTTTTGAAATTGAGCGTACTGAAATCGAGCACCTCTGGCCGCTTCCAACGCCTGCTGAAGATTGGTTGGAGAGCCTGGGTAATCAGCAACAGAATTATCAAAGGCAATGTCTTGCGCCCTTATCTGTCTCCAATCGTTGTTTCCTGCACCGAACTTATAATAGATAAGTTGGGTGTTTTGATCTACATAAAACGTATTAATGGGAGCAGACGTGCCTGTTGGCACCCCCACCCCTGTCGTCGTGTAGTAAATAACATTACCATTCTCATCTGAGATAGCAATGCCGTCTTGTCCTACTTCAAATGCTCCATCGATGTTTATTGCCATTAGACGTTATAAACTCCTAAGCGTCGAACCCTTACGGTCACACCAGCGGTAGAGCTTGAAACCCTTAGTCTCATGTTGCCGCCAGAAATATCAACGCTTAATGATATGTTGAAGTTTGAACCAACCCTCAAAACCGAACTTACTGAATCGTCAACAACTGTGCCGTTGTTTAAGGCAAAGACTTCTTGCGCTTTTCTGTTGGCCGGTGTGGCCTCTTCGATTGCGTAGACAATCCATTTTACAGCGGCATAGTTTGCAACAGGAACTTCATCAACAGTTGTGATGGCAGTAATGCCCGTAGCACTTACCATTTTTAATTGGTCTAGCTCGTTTTCAGTCGCCTGGAAAAGCTCTTTTGCGTCTTGATTGTCGGCATAGATGTCGCCCGTAAAGGTGCCAAAGTCATTGTCACCAAGAGCTGTTCCACTAAGGGCGCGAATGCTTTCGGCTTCACTTTCTAATTGCTGAAGGTTTTGCTTAGCGGATTCGTTGTCGTTAAGTAATGCACCCGTGTAGGTGCCCATGTCGTTGTCGCCTTGAGAGATGCCAACAGCGGTTGTAAGCTCGTCTACGTTTCCGTCGATCTTTTGAAGTGCTTCCTCAACAGAGTCACCAGCAGCGGCATCGCCAGTAGCGGCAGAATAAGACCCAGAAAGATCAATCCCTGTTGCGAGTGCCCAATCAAAATCAGAGATCTTAATCATCACGGAGCCGTTGTAATTTACAATGGCCTGACTTTCTTGATTGCCGGGGCTGTCGGGAAGGTAGTTGATTGCAACAAAGGTATCGTTCTCGGCAAGGGCGGGGGCACTTACTGGATCTGATAGCGTGATGTTTGGAGCGGATACCGCTGTTACTTCTCTAAGAACTGGAGTCACGCTAGAATTGTCGATAATGAATTCACCGACGCTAAAGTCTGCGGCAGTTAAGAATGGAGTGTCATCATCTGAAAAAGGAGTTGCGGTTAAGTCACGAACACCGTTCCCTACGTTTTCACTAGTGACTGCTCTGATTTTTTCAGGTCTCCAAGTTCCAACAGTTACGGCACTTGATCCGTTTTCTTGCCAGTCTGAAGTAGCATTCCCACCGGCCACTTTTTGATAAATAGTAGAACTTGATCCATTTTTTCTTAAATAAAGTGAACCAATAGCGGCCTCATCTTGTTCGCCAGCATCGCCACCTGGTGCGCCCGAGCCAAACAAAATGTCTATCGTGTCCGTGTTAGAATTTTCCTTTGAGATCCTTAACAGTTTCTCAATTTCGAACGCTTCTCTTGCCATAAAACTACTCCTAGTTAATTAAGTACCAGTCGTCCTGCCGATACCGTGAGATCAAAACTCTCATTGTTGGTGAGTCTTAATTCCATTGATCCGGCATTATTGACTGTAGTCACCTCGATATCTGAGGAACCGGATCTTAATCGACCAAAAACGGTCTCTTTATAAGTGCTTCCTTCATTTAAAATATCAATTTCTAATGTTTTAAATGAGTTATTTGCTCCATTAAATACGCTCACAATGTATTTTAAACTCTTGAAGCTCCCGTTTCCTACGGTATCAATAACTCCAGTTGAGGAAGCGGAAATATTTGCTGTGATCGAATCCCAAATAGACGAAGGGCCACCGCTCGATGGGTTGACTCGATCAAGGTTTATCGTGAATGGATTAAAGACAAAGCTCATGTCCTTTCTACCGTTGAGATTTCATTTTTAGATGCGCTTGTGTAAACCACTGTGACCGTTGCTTGGAGAACTCCAGCAAGTCCACCTAGGTAGTATTCATAAACTTCTGTTGTGTTGTTTGGATAGCTTGCTGAAATAGCATCAAAGGTTATGCCCTCAAAGAGAGACCCCGTAGATGTGACTCTTATTGTTTTATTGCCTGCGCTGTCTCCGGTTTGTGCGCCTTGGGGGATTCTATGGTTAACCGCCATTTGACTCCCTCACTTTTGGAACGACTATGTCTTGAAGGACATCGGCGTAATACCAGACGATCCACTTCTTTCCATCTTTCATGGGGTTTTGATAGTCATACATTTTCCCATTCGCGATGTTATTGGTGAACATTAAACGAGTTAAGGCCTCTTTAGTAGGGGCCTCAAGGTATGTGAGCACCAATGATGGTTTTGCTATTTTATCCATAGTTAAAAGAGGGGAGTCGAAACTCCCCTGGTATTAATTAAAGTCCGTCAGCATCAAAGACAAAGATTCTTGATGAAGCGTCATCGGCGGCAACACCACCATAAAGTTGAGAAAGAGAGTATTCGTCACGGTGACCGAGAACGTTTCTTTCTTGCTCAAGTTTAGCGGCAATTTGTCTTGCGAAGAAAAGACCGCTTCTGTGATAGGCAATGAATCCATCATCAACGATGCCTGCGCTTGGAGACATGAGAACGGTGAATCCTAGGATGCGCCCAATCTCTCCGTTCATAACAGGTTGACTTGACCCGTAGGCGTCTGCTCGGATGAAAGTCGCTTCATTTAGAATAGCGGCTTCGAAAGCAGGAGATACGAGTAAGTATCTATCGCTCATGGGAAGGAAAGCACTGTTCATTTGTTGGCGTGCGCTTGTGATGTCAGCAAGTGGGTTTGCAGGGCCTGCGCTTAGGGCAGTACGTGAACCGGCAGCATCGGCAAGACCGATAAGATAGTTGTCAATCCCAGCAGCGTGAACTCTTGCGCCATTTCTTACGGCCTCTGCAACGAGATCAGCTTTAGACTGTGTCAATGCCTTGTCGCCAATAGCAAATGGGTAAGAGAAATGTTGATTCAAGATCAATTCAGATTGAGCACCTGTAATGGTTTGAGGAGTTACTTCAGCAGTTTCAGATACGGCCTGAAGAGTTAAAGCATCAAATCTTGGGATAGAAATTCTATCAAGACCAGAACCGGCCTCAGCAGATCTGTCGTTAACGGTTCCTACCATTACGGAATTTTGAATCAGTTCTTCTTGAACGATTGCGGATACTAGATCCTGAATGTTGTAAGCAACATCACTTGTTTGTGTTACGGCCATTTTTAAAATCCTTTTTTATAGGCCTAAAGACTCCCTCAGCAAGGCGTCTTTTTCGGCCTTAGTTAATTCATGCAATTGTTTTTTCTGTGGAGCTTTATTGTTCGGTCGACCTGTCATCTGTCCTGGAACACCTGGACGCTCAAATAAATATGATTTTGATTCTTTCACTTTAGCTACGGCTTCATTTAATCCGTTAATAGTGAATTTTTCTTCATCAATCTCTATTAGTGAGTGATCGAGATTTTTTACAACGTCCTCGATATCAAATGCGTCCTTTGCGAGATTGGCCACCTGTGCGCGTAGCTCTTTTTGTAGAGCAGTTTTTTTCGTTTGCATCACTTGTGTTTCAAGTTCAGTTCTCTTTTGTCTTTCGAGTTCAAGAAGCTCCTGATACTTGCCTTCCTCTTCTAGGCGTTTTTGCATGGCCGATTGATTGTCTTGCTCAAGTTCTTTGTAGCGAGACTTCCACTTCTTTGATTCGTTTTCGAGTCGTTCTTTCGATGACTCTAAACGCTCAAGGCGTGCCATTAAATCAGTCATGCTCGGTTCAGTTTGCTTGGATTGCGCTTGGGCGTTCGCCTGGGTTTCATCCGTTGCATTGGTCGTTTCGGCCTTCGCCTCTGTTTGGGATTGTCCTTCGACTTGATCCATTTGTTTGCTCCTGGTTTAGCGCCTTCGCACTAGGTTATAAACTTTTTCCGCAAGCCTTTGAACATTGCGTTCAATCAGCCTAGCAAAACGCTCTCCCCTTCGGGATGGAAGCATTTTCCTTTGCGGTATCTTATTAGTTCCCTCATCGTGATACACGGCTTTTTTATCCGTAAAGGATATCCTCAGTTTATTTCCGCGCGTCGATGTTGTAAATGAGTCAAGTAGTTTGCCTGTGAGCTTGAGGTTAACAGGGGATATGCGCTTAAAGGTGAATCGTGTTTTAATTTGCCTCTTATAGGAGTCGGAATAAGTCTGGTATCTGCGCCCAGGTTTAACGGGGCTTTTCCCTTTTAAGATAGATTCGTTGACGATTTCATTTTGCAAGAATTTCCCGAGGCGACTTTGCATGAGTGATTGCCACTTTTTAAAAGTTCTTTTATTGCTTGAGAAATTTGTTTTAACTTTCGCCATCGCCAAACAACCTATCAAAGACTGACCGACCTAAGATATCTTGAACGCTTATGCTTACGCCTTTCTTAACCTCGACCTTTTCAATATCCTGGGCCATATCTCGGTCTTCTCGCTCTGAATCCACAACGGATCGGAGACTGCTCATTATCTCTTGAGTAAACTCCTCTCTATCTGTAGGGATAAATCGCCTAAGTGGAAGCTGAGAAGTGCCAGAGTGGTTGTTATGGCCATCGGCTTTTCCGACTTCGCTTGATTTAAAAACTCCAACTTCTATTGCGCTATCTTTAATTTGAAACTCAAGGGCGTTTAGCATGTCGCCAGTAAGATCAAGATTTGGTAGGCGATTACCGCCCTTTTCTTCATCGGCATATTGTTTATTAAGACGCGGAAATGCTTGCCCAGTAACGGGGGATCTACCAGAACCGACTTGCCTTAAAATGCTATCAATTAAAAGCTCGCCCGCCTCGGTTAGGACCTGGGTTCTCTTCTCCCTCGGAATCCCCTCTAGGTTCAATTGAATCGTCTTCGTTACTTTGTCCACCATTGATGCCACCCATGAACGTATTGAGATTTGCTTGCTTTTCTTCTGTGATCTTTAAAAGGATTTGTTCGGCCTTATCCTCATCTAGGTTTGGATCAAGTTTCATTAGGGCCTGAGCTTTTGTCATGAGACCTAGGTCAAGGAGTTGTTTTATGTTGTTGATCTTTTCTGTGTCGGTGACCATGACTTTTGGCTTTTCGTATTTAACGGTGATCTCTTCATTTGCTTGGAAGAGTCCAAGGCCTGCGACCTCGCTCCATCTTTTAACGATAGAGAAGACTTTCTTTTCAAGATCCACATAAAACATTTGTTGATTCTCAGAGATGATTGATTGAACGTCTGCTTGAGCGACCATTCTTTCAAGTCCTGAAGAGAAACTTTCCATGCCGCCACTTACGCCCTGGCTTGTAGTGATGCCGTGCTGGGCGAGGGCAAACTTAATATAAGACTCATAGGATTGAAGTTGTCCTGCGAGATCAGGGGACGGGTTGATATAAGTCGCTGTGGTTCTTGGGGCGTTTGGCTCTTCTGATTGAGGAAGTTCAATCGCCTCGGTAAGCCCAGTGGTTAAGTTATCAAATTGTCCTTGCATTGATTGAGGGTATTCAAAAATCAATTGCCCTGCGCCCTGAATGTTTGCTGAGGTTAAAAGTTCACTCATAAGGGCGTTTGCTGTGATGGTTTGTTGAAGTAGAGGCGACTCAGTAGGGTAATCGGGAGAGTTGTCTTTTGACATGTAGACAAAAGGAAGCATCCCTAGAGCGTTTACTCTATTGGGGTTATCAGGCATATCCACATAGGTGACGGATCTTTTAATAACGGTTTTATTCCCTTCAACGACAGGTTCTTTTTTAATTTGAACAACAGCGTGCTGAGTGGCCGTCCATAATGCATAAGTCTTAATAATGCCTGCGCCATCGGCTTGATTTTCACTTATAAATGATGGGGTGCCATCACTTTGAGTCCCTGCGTTTTGAGTGATTGTTGTATCGGGATAGCTTAAGATCACAAGCTCAAGATCAGCGGTATCTTTGTTTCTAATAACAGCGTACTCATATGGGGCGAGAGACATGAATTGAAAGCGAGATTCATCTTGCCTATAAGTTACCCAGAAAAGCCCTTGGCGTTCACGATTAAAGGTGCAGTCAAATTCTTTAAATTGCCTATCGGCTTTTATATCTCTGTAAAGGTCTTGAAGTTTTTCAGTTTGTTCATCACTATCAAGGCTTCTATGTGGAGATTGATTGTAGGATTTTGCGAGTTTGTTAACGACAAGTGCTGATAGGGAAACGTCTGAGATCGTGTAGCTTGACCATGATTTTGGGCGCGTTCTTTTAAGCTCAGTTCTCACATAAGGAGCGACATTACCTGAGTAAACCTGAAAGGCATCATATGATCTTTCTCTTCTTTGAATCTCTTCTGAGTATTCCATTTCAGAGATAATTCTTGAGATAAAGCCTTCATCATTTAAGTCCATTATATCAAATTGCATACGCCACCTATTTTATCTGATAATTATTTTCGCGTCATTCTTGCCCTTAATCGGCAAGAAGTAGTGTATCCCGTACCCAAAACCGTCTGAGCTATGGGTAAGGGAAATATCGCTCTTATCAATATCCTTGCCGTCTTCTTTCCAGCTGACAAGTTCTAAGTCTTTTATGAGGTTTTTACACGATGGGTCGATCACTATGTGATTGTGATGAAGGTTTGACTGAACAGTGATGACTCGACTCATTACGGGTGGGTTATGGACGTGCTTTGTTGGGATGCCGTGTCGTTGAAAAATCTGATAATTAGTTTGAGTTATGGCCACATCTTTTTTGTTGTTGCCTGTTGAATCTCCCACCACAATGACGTTGCGGTTTCTGAAAGCCGCTTTAATTCTTTTGGCAAGTTCTTCAGTTCCTTTAAACTGTAGGTGCTCTTCACCAATGCAATAGACGATATCACCGCGCTTAAACATATAAACGCCACAATAATTTGAAATGTTGTAATCAGTAAAAAAATAAAGCTGATCGCTTGGTTTAAGTTCATCCTTGCAAGGTCTAACGTGCTGCTCTCTTTTAAATTCATCATAGACTTGTCCGACTGTGAGGTTTAGGCGTTTTGCCATAACCTCTTGTTCAAATAATTTTGGGGAATAAGTTTTTCTAAGGTTTTCAATATAGCCCTCAGATAGTGTGGGGTTTTCCATTGAGGTTGCATTGATAACTGGTCCTACTTTGTTGACGTAGAAGTCTTGATGGACGTGATTAAAGCCTTTAGGACTAGAAGTCCAACGAATGCGCTCAGGGGATTTTCTAATACGGCCACGAAAAGCGTCGATTGCTTCAGGCTTCCAATAATCAACTTCATCACCCCATCCCCCGGCGTAAGAGCCTGCTCGAAATGCGGTGTCATAGTTATGAGCACCAAAGCCAAGTATAGTAGATTTTGTTTCAAAAAATTCATAAACAATGGGACTCCCTGAAGTTTTAGAATAGTGCTTGTCTCTTTGCATGAAAAGCGTGTGATTGAGTAGGTATTCAAACTCTTCATCGACTGCGGTTTTAAGTTGCCTGTAATCCCTTGCGGCCATAATCCACTTAGTTCTTGGGTATCGTTGAGTCATGATAGCGAGCCATAAAGATGCGACCATGGATTTACCGTAGCCGATGCCTGCTTCTAGTAGGACTTCTCGATCACTTTTCCTTATAAATGATAACTGCTTTTCAAAGAGTTTAATCTTGTGATGGTTCGTCTTCGTCATCAAATCCCACTATTTCAAATGATGGCCTTATATCGTGTTCGATGATTTGGCGTTCACCGTATTCTTTATGGAAGCGGGTTTTGAGTGCAAAGATGAGGCAAGTGGAGTCGGATTTCTTAGGATCGAATCCTTTAAGTTCACGGCCTGACATTTTAGCGGATAGAATTTGCTCGTGCCATTTGAGAGCTTTTTGAACGCCGATATCTTTTGCTTCTTTGAATTCTGGATAGTCCTCAAGCCATTTATAGATGGTTGATCGAACTACGCCAATCTCGGCTCCGAAGCATCCGAATGAGAGACCTTTAGAAAGGTGTTCTATTAATAGCTCGCAAAATTCTTCTTTGTATTGAATTTTTCCGCCTCTCATTTGCCCTCATTTTTTAATAACGTCCGATAGCGTCATTTTTATTATCGGTTATTTACGGTTTTTTATCAAATCAGAGTATTTTTCTTTTGTCGACTCGAGGATTGCTTCTTTGCCAGTGTATTTTTGCCACCTTTCAACAATGACATCGCAATAGTGTTCGTCTAGTTCCATGCCGTAGCATTTTCGGTTTGTTTTTTCGCAGGCTATCAGGGTTGAGCCTGAACCAAGGTAAAGATCCACACACTTAGTTAAGTCTTT